ACCATGCTTTGGTTTGAGATCGTCAACTCCGTGCATATCAACGGAGACATCCTGTACATGTGGACTCACTCACAACCGAGCGGTTGCCCCATCACGGCAATCTTAAATTCGTTGTACCACAGTATCGTTGCTCGTATGGTTTTTATGATGTGTGCCCGTGATAACGACAACGACCAGAATTACATTTTGAGAATCAAAGATTTTGACAGGTATGTAATTCACAATAACTACGGAGATGATGATGTTTGGAACATCTCCGCTGAAATTCTATCGTGGTTCAATCAAGTGACCATCACCGAGGCGTTTAAACAAATCGGAATGGTTTACACTGATGAAGCCAAGACAGGTGAAATCGTCGAAAGTCGAGCTCTTTCAGAGATCAACTTTCTCAAGCGTAAGTTCCGGATGGAACCTCGTGTCGGACGCTACGTCGCCCCGCTCACACTCGAAACTGTGCTAGAAATGGCACAATGGGTTCGCGGAACAACTGACGTAGACCAACTATGCGCTGACACACTTGAGGAAGCTGCTACTGAATTGGCACTTCACCCAGTCGAGGTTTGGAATGAATGGGCCCCGATTTTAGATTCTTGCTCTACTGACCTTCTGTCAGTAGTTTACATTCGACCAAGAGAAGAAACTCTTCAGTGGATTCTCACCCAATAATATACGAGCCGAGGCCTCAAAGGGTTTTCGGAGCGTTAAAATCTTTGATTCAATGAGTGTCAAATATTATATTATTATTTTATTTACAAAGTATTTTTTCATTATTATTGTTTTAATTTCACTCTGCACCCAAAAATACATGTATTTGTCTATGTTAAAGTTTTGTCATAAGTTGGCATATTTTTAAATGAGTACAAAATGAATTTCACTAGAAACCTCCGCTAGGCCCATCCCTAACCCGGACCTGCCAGTAATTGCGTGAATAAGGTTTCGCTTGTGAATGAAGTCTTGAAAAGTTTTTAAACGTGTTAACCGTTTGTCCTTTGCAAAAACTGCTAATGTAATTATAAGTTCCTCAATCTACGGAGACGAGTAACAAAGATTAGTGGTTTAACTTGCTTTGAATTTTATATTAGTT